TCATAGTTATTGTTTTTAGTTATTATTATTAATCGTATTTATTATCGTTAGTTAATCGTATTTATGGCGTATAGCAAATTTTAATATTTACCTGGATATACGTTGTGATTTCCATATGTGTGCATGTTAAGTACAATATCTATCACTGTATCTAGCATGTGTTGTCCTGTCTCAGTATTCTTATCTGATTCAAGTTCTAGTAGTTTGTTAAGTATTTTATCTTTCATAGTTATTTACATTTCATGAGTTATATCGATCGGGTCATACGTTCTTTGTACCGTTTCGTAATCATACACATTATGTACATGTGTGTCTGCTTGATTATCCATTTGCCTAGCAAAGGTTAGAGCTTTCTTTTTAGTGTCAAACTCGTAGTGTTCTTCAGTATAGTTTCCTTCGGGCCAGCCAACATTACATCTGACTTCGACCCAGTAATTAAATTCTGATTTCATATTATTTATTTTAAGTTCATATATATTATCTATTTATCATCGTAGTTAGTACGTATAGCATTTTCGTGTGCTTTAGTTATTTTATCAATCCACCATTGTGGTCTGGGCTTGTAAGTCCTGTTATGTAAGTCCTGTAAATATTCTTGTGAATGTTCCATTGTTATTTAATTTTATTAGTTAGTAATTCTTTTGGCATTAAGTTATTTGCTTCTAAAGCAATCGCTGTATTTAACATATCTTTTTCGATTTGTTCATTTTCTTTTTTATAAAGATTATGTACTTCCAGTACTGATTTTCCTGGATTGTTTTTCATTATTGTATAGAATCTATTAAATTCTTTTTTAGGTATATGTTTCATATTATTATTATCTTATATAGTTCGTTTAATTGTTGTATAGCATTTACGCTTCTCTGAGTCCTTCCCACTTACTGTGCGAGAAATACTGCTTGTTACCGTGATATGTCCACAGCGCGTTTCGGCTGTAACTCGGTTTAGTACTGGATTTCATTCTGTCCGTAGTTCCAAACGTGATCCTCTTGTTAGTCCACGTATTCTGTAGTTTTACTTTCTTGCGTAATTTTTCTAGTTTAGTCATAGTTATTGTTTTTAAGATTAGAACGCGAGGCGGGAGTCGAACCCGCACCTCAGTACCGTAGCTCGCGTTGTTGCTAATTAGCCAGTTAGTTAATCAACATATTCAAAGTCAAATTCTTGTAAGTAATAGTCATTATTGATTTTGACATAGTTAGGCAAGAATGATGTTGTTTGCCAGTTGTTATTTAAATTAAGTAATGATTGAGTTTTATTATTTAATTTAGTTAAGATTTCAAGATTAATTATTTGTTTATTTTTTGATAAAGTTGAAATAGTATAAGTTTGTTTTGATTTATTATATTTTATTTTTTGCATTGTAATTGTTTTTAAGTTATATATATTATCTAAATAAGTTCGTATTAATGATGTATAGCAAATAGGATCCGGGGTTATTTGGAGAGCGTTGAGCTGGTGTTGCTCCGCTCCCACGGTCCCCGTCCCGACCCTAGTCATCAGAGTCTGTGTCCAGCCCATCAACGTACGTGTCGTACTTCCAGGCTATCAGTGCATCTATATCGTGTTCTTCCATAGTAGTAGTGTTTAGTGTTATACGGTGACAATATCCGTGACTAACCGTGATAACACCGCATGACCAGACCATAACCAGAGTAGTACACCGCACAAACGTGCACGCAAAAGCTGAAAACACCACACGAAACCAGGGGAAACAGGGCCCGGTGGGGCTAAAATAATGGCTTCCGGTCAAGGGCTATATCACGAAAAATACGTATATAATACAAAATCTCCATATATCTAAGTATGACAATAGCTTATATAATATATTAAATAGGATACTATCGTCACATTAAACGTACTTAATTATACGTAATCTAATAACAATGAAACAAAAACTTAGTAAAAAAGCAGCCCTCGCAAAAAAGAAGAGAGATCTAGCGTATGCAATGACACCGAGAAGAAGAAAGATGAAAGCGGAGAACCAAAGACTGCGTAGAGCAGCAATTAAGGCTGGTAAGAATATTAAGGGGAAAGATTATGATCACAATACAAAAAAATTTATTTCGGTTAAACGAAACAGAAGCAAAACAAAAACGACTAACAACACAAAATAATGGCTAGAATACAGAACTATAACGCGGGTATTGTATCGGGAGATGACAAGATACTAGGGCAAGATGGTAGCAGTACTTCCACGTTTACTATAAATGATCTAGCTACATATATAAATGACAACTACCAGGTGGTGGGAGGAATAACGCTAGGCTCATTTAGTTTAGTAACAAACGCCGCATCTGGTGATGGCTCACTTACTTATAACGCATCGAACGGAGTATTTACTTTTACACCAGCTGATGCTTTTTCAGGTTCTTATAATGACTTAACAAATAAACCATTCATATTTGGAGGTGATTATCAGCAACTAAGTAATAAGCCAACTATACCGACCTATTTAACAGATTTACAAATCACACAGGGGTCGGCGGGACAATATCTACAATCGAACGGTGATGGTACTTTTACATTTTCAGCGGTTACAGGAGATGGTGTAGGAATTCAACATTCTGATTTATCCATAACGACGTCGGCCGCTAACGCGGGAGGTTCGCTATCTTACGATGCGAATACAGGTGTATTTACTTTTGTACCTGCGGATATACCAACTGTTCCTACGGATATTAATCAATTAGCTGATTCAACAAACGTGATACCAGCTGACGTATCTGATTTAACCGATACAACAAACCTAATACCTGCTGCGTTCATCAACACAATGACTGCAACAGCAGCGGGCGGGGCTTATTATATAGACGGCAACATTAGAGCTGTAATAGTATTAGTTCCTGGGTTTACATATAAAATAGATACAAGTGATTCGAGTATGAGCAGCCACCCTTTTAAATTTTCAACCACATCAAATGGAACACACGGGGGAGGAACTGAATATACCACAGGCATTACTACAACAGGTGTAGCAGGACAAGCAGGCTCGTATGTAACAGTACAATTGCAACAAGGACATCCAGTATTACACTACTACTGCAGCAATCATTCTGGAATGGGAGCAGGCGTAGCAGATTTAACAACTTAATAAATAATAACAATGTTTGATTTAAATAATCCATCAGCCGGCAAGCAAATAGATTTAGCTCTTGATAAAAAAGAAATTACTTGGGAAGAACACCAAGAAATGAAAAAAGAGTGGGTTGCCAATATGAAAAAAATCAGGGACGCAAGAGAAACCCTGGTTGAGAACGAAATACGTATCGTTACTCATAAGAAAAAATAAATTTCTCTATAACCAATAATTAATAACCATGACATATTTTTATTACAAAACCTCAACCCAGGGGAACCAAGTTTCTGAGGATAACAAAAAAACCTGGGAGCATATCTCTGATAAAAAAAATTGGAGAATAACTCAATTACCAAATGGGTATTACCAAGCGGAATGTAAAGTAATCGATTCAGATGATAGCTGGAAAGATGTTACAAGAAGAGAAACAATCGAATCGTGTGAAGCTGCAATTGATGCTTCTATTGAACACTATAAGAAAAGATTGGATTTCTTAAAAGGCCCGAAGGTAATAAAAACATTTTAATAACCACTTAACAAAAATTTAATTTAATGGAATATAATAACCCAAGTGAGATAGTAAAAGATCTAGCATTCGGTTCGGATGCGAGAGATAAAATAATAAAAGGGATAGATAAACTGTCAAGTGCAGTCAAATCAACTCTCGGTGCATCGGGTAAATGTGTCATCTACGAAGATGGGATTGGAAAACCGGTTGTAACCAAAGATGGCGTAACAGTTGCAAACTCTGTGGTACTTTTAGATCCTGTAGAAAATATAGGCGCAACGCTTATAAAAGAAGCAGCCCAGAAAACAGTAAAAGAAGCCGGCGACGGAACGACAACTTCGACCGTGCTAGCTTCGGCCATCTTAAAAGAATGTATAGCCCATGATAATGTAGATTTTAGATATATTAAAGAAGGCATTGGAAAGGCTAAAGAAAAAGTATTAAAATACTTAGATGAAATTAAAATCGAAGTTACTGACAAAATGTTAGATAGCGTTGCATCTATATCTGCTAATAATGACAAGGAATTAGGAGGTATAATAGCAAACGCATATAAGGAGGTTGGTAATGACGGTGTTGTTTTGATGGAAGAGTCTGACGACGAGACCACGTACGTTGAAATCGTAGATGGAGTACAATTCGATTCAGCTTTAAAATCGCAACACCTAGTTACTGATAAAGACAAGAATAGATCAGTGCTCGAAAATCCTTATGTATTAATTGTAGAATCTGAAATACAAAATATAAGAAAAATACAATCAATACTTGAACACGTTATAAAAGAAAAGAGAAGTTTGCTTATAGTAGCACAATTAGCTACTCAGCCATTATCTGCTCTTATAATGAATGCTGTAAAGGGTAACATAAAGGTTAATATAGTAGATTTGCCTGGTTTTGGAGCTACCAAAAGAGATACGATAGAAGATTTAGCGACAATAACCGGCGCAAAAATTATTTCGGAGGACTTAGGCGACGATTTAGATTTAATTAACCCTGATTACTTAGGTGAAGCAATAAAGTCCGTTACGGATGATAATAACACCGTTATAACTATAGACGGAATGCCTGAGGAAACTAAAGAAAGGATAAAAGCTGTAAAAAAGAAAATAAAAGAAGAAAAGAACGGCTTTATAAAAAAGAAACTTGAACAGAGATTAGCAATGCTTTCAGGAGCTGTTGGTATTATAAATGTAGGAGCAAATAGTAAAGTAGAGTTAAAAGAAAAGAAAGATAGAGTAGAAGATGCAATATATGCGACAAAAGCTGCATTAAGAGAAGGTATAGTGCCAGGTGCTGGTATTGCACTGCATAATGCTGCTGATAGTTATAAGACAGAAGTTGTAACAGAGCAAATATTATTAGAAGCTATAAAATCCCCATATAAAACTATATTAGAAAATGCCCACATAAATTATGGGCCTAATATGAAAGAGGGGTGGGGTGTTAATGTTATAACAGGCCAAAATGTGGATTTAGTAAAAGACGGTATTATTGATCCTGTGCTTGTAACTAAAACAGCGTTAATAAATGCAATAAGTGTAGCCACTACAATATTATCCGCAGATTGTGTAATTTCAAATATAAGAATTAATGAGAGCGGTAAATAATTACATAATCATAAAAGGTATAAAAGAAGATCAGAAAACAGATTCTGGTTTTATAATACAAGATAACACTGAATTTAGATATTTAAAAGGTCAAGTTATAAGCGTTGGTGAAAAAACAGAGGCTATAACACTTGATGATATTGTATATTATGATAGGCACGCGGGACACGAGGTAATATTTGATGATAATACATACATTGTTATTAAGCAACAAGACGTGGTTATAGTAGAATGAGAATAGAAGCTTCTGACCTACGAGAATTACAACTTTTTAAATATTATAGGTTAGTAAGGAAATGGGCTTGTAAGACATACAAATTAACCGATGCAGACTTAGAACTTCTAATCTATTTTGATTGCATTGGTAGATTTACACGTAATGATTACATTAACGGTACTTACCTCATGAGTTGGGACAAAGCTAGATGGGAAAAACTACGAAAAAATGGCTGGATAGATGTATGGAGACACCGTAATCGCACTACAATTAAATATTCTATATTCCAAACTTCATTTAAATCAAAAAGATTAATTACACGCATTTATAATATTCTGCTGGGTAAAGAAGACATACCTATATCAGAACAAAATGTATTTTACAAAAACAAATCATATACCGATAAAGTTTTTAATAAAGCTATAGACGATATGTTAAAAGATCCAGAAAGATGAAAGATTTAATAATCCAATGGTTAATGACCTTAATACTAATACTTATATAATTATGCCGGGAAAAACAAAAAAAGGAGGAGGCTTAAAAGTTAAGACTTCTTACAAAAAAAAGAATAAAAAGAAGAAGCATGGCAAATAAAAAAGCCCCTTCTAAGAAAAAATCTCTTGGTTATTACAATAAAGCTAATAAAAAAGGTACCGGTGCCAAAGCAGGTGGGGGTATGTCTAAAAAGGGCGTTAAAAAATATAGACGTGATAACCCAGGAAGTAAGTTAAAAACAGCGGTGACTACGCCACCGTCTAAATTAAAAAAAGGAAGCAAAGCTGCTAAAAGAAGAAAATCATTTTGTGCAAGATCAAAAGGGTGGACGTCTGAAAGAGGTAGGGCTGCTAGGCGTAGATGGAATTGTTAGTATGAAAAATAAATTTACAAGTAAAACCGCAAAGCTTGCGCCACCGTACGATAAGTTAACAAAAGCTGATTTCGCTGTGTTAAGAGCTAAAAAGAAAAAAAAGAAAAAGAAATGAGTGAATTAAGTGAAGATAGTAAGTTCAACGTAAGTATAAAAACCCTAGTTGGGATCGGATCATTACTATTAACATTGGCTGGAATGTATTACACACTTAAATCGGACATAGAAATTGCTAAGCAATTACCCGAGCCACCTGTTAGTAGAACAGAATATGATTTAAAAGATCAATTAATTAGAGAAACAATAATTTCAACTGAAGAGAAGGTTAATGCAAATTCAGAAAAACTTGATAAGATTGATGAAAAGTTATATGAAATAATTAAAAAATAAAAATGAAAAAATTTATTACGACTCTACTTTTATTGTTTGCTTTAAGCACACAGGCACAAGACGTTACTGTTGTGCATTTTAATTATAAATGGAACGCAAAAAATGATTATACTAAATTAGAATCTATTAAAAGAGCTTCTGTTTCAAAAGCACTTGTTGAAGAACAAGCTGCTGATTTACAGGCTAGTATTAAATCTGTACCAGTTATAATTATATTTAGAAGCGGAAAGCCGGTCGCTAGAATAGAAGCGGGCTTAAGCATGAAAATAGAGGCAAGACTTGACGAGATTCAAGAGCTTGTGGATAGAAACAATTAATATTATGAAATCAAAAGGACTAGGTGATTCGGTAGCTAAGTTTACTAAAAAAACAGGTATTAAACATATGGTAGAAAAAATCTCAGACGGATTAAACATACCATGTGGCTGTGAGGGTAGACAAGATGCCTTAAATAAATTATTCCCATATAAAAACAAAAAATAATGACAATACTATTTATAATAGCAATAATTGAAGCAATAGTTATAGTGTATTTATTTATGCTTCATTCAGGAAAAATAAAAGATGCTGATGGTGATTTTATCGCTGATTCAGTAGAGGCAAAAGTTGAAGAGATTCAAGTTAATGCTGTGAATAAATTAAATAGATTAAAAGCTGAATTAAAAGACGTAGCTACTTCTATAAAAGAGGTTGGAAATCAATTAGAAGATTTACCAAAATCACTTAAAGGCAAAAGAGCCGGAAGAAAAGCAAATGTCAAAAAATAAAAAGAAATTAAAAGACACAGCAGTTGGTAAATTTTTAGCGGGTGCTGGTTCTGATATAATAGGTAGTCTTGGCGACGTCTTGCCAGATAACGGTGTTTTTGGATTAGTTAAAAATTTAATTAAAAAAGACCCTGTACTACCTGCAGAAGATAAAGAAAAAGCTTTAGCTCTGCTAAACCAAGATACTATTGAAATGCAAGAAGTATCTAAGCGATGGAAAGCGGATATGCAATCTGATTCATGGCTTTCGAAAAATACAAGACCAATGACACTGATTTTTTTAACAGTAGCAATGGTCTTATTAATATTTATAGACTCAACAGGATTAGACTTTAGTGTTGATGGTGGTTGGGTGGATTTATTAAAATCTCTTCTTATTACTGTTTACGTAGCTTATTTTGGTTCACGTGGCGCAGAAAAATTCAAAACAATAAGCAAATAAAATGGCAAGGATAAAAACTTACGTTAATGACACTGGAATAACGTCCGGAGATAAGTTTATAGGAACTGATCAAGCCACAGGGGCAACTAAAAATTTTACATTTGGTGATCTAGTTAGCGCTATAAATGATCAAGCATTATTTCAAGCTTTTGACGGAGCTATATATAATTTTAAAGTTTTATCCACAGACCCATCACCTAGCGGTATAATAAACCTAACAGGTACGAACGCTATTGACACCAACTTTAATGCTGTTACGCAAATAATAGTTAGTAAGATAAATACTCAAGGGGATAATATTGCTAATTATATAGATGGTTTATTAAACTATCATATAAAAATATCAAATTCAACTACGTTAGATCAGTACGCTATATATAGAGTAGATGCTGTTGAAGATTATATTAACGATGCTGACTACAAAAAGTTAACTGTAAATTTTAAAGAAGGTAATGGTCAACTAACAACTGGATCAAATTACTTTCTTTCTTTATTTCAAGCATCGTATGATACCGATTTAACTAGTAGATCTGTTACGGAGTTTGGAGATATGACTTCCGCTGGGTCTGGTAATATAATTACTACAGCTGAAAGAATAACATTAAACTCAGTACCTAGTAAAATAAATTATGCTGATATAGTTGACAATGTAATCGACAATAGAACAAACGTACCATTATCAGCGAATCAAGGTAAAGTATTAAAAGGGTTAATAGACAATATAAACACACTACTAACATCGGATAATGTAAGCTTAGATACATTACAAGAGGTTGTAGATTTTATTGAAGCCAATAAAGATACCTTAGATAATTTAACTATAAGTAATATAGCGGGGCTGCAAAATGCTTTAGATAATAAGGTAAGCATAGTGGCTGGAAAAGATTTATCAGATAATAACTTTACAGACGCCTTGCTAAGTAAATTAAACGCTATAGCTGCGGGCGCGGAAGTAAATGTTCAATCAGATTGGAATCAGTCTTTAAATACCTCTGATGATTTTATAAAAAATAAACCTACGGATGTAACTGATTTAAGCTTACATAATGCAACTGAATTGTCAGATGTTTTTGATTCTGGTTCAGGTTATATAATAACTAATAATGAAAGAACTAAGCTAGCAAATATTACAGTAGGATCTAACAGTATTATAACTAATGCTGAAAGAACTAAGCTAGCGGGTATAGCATCCGGTGCTGAAGTTAATGCACAAGCAAATTGGAATGAAACGAATAGTGCGGATGATGCGTTTATTTTAAACAAACCAGCTTTTGTTGATCCTAGTATTACTTTTACAATAACAGGAACCGCTAATGAGATAGAAGTTTCCCCTAGCACAGCACAAGATTTAACAACAGATAGAACTGTACAAATAGGTTTACCTAATACTGTTAATGTAACTAACAACTTAATAACTGGTGATGATGTTACAGCTGGTCAAGATTTAAAAGCCACTAGGTATTTACAGTTTACAACTCCACAAGCAAATCCACCAACAGCACAGAACGCTATATATGTTACAACAGATAGCGCTCATGATGTTATGCACTTTAGGTATCACGGTCATGATTTATCCATTGATACTTTAACTGAAAATGTTCCTACAGGTATCACATCAGGAGGGGAGTTATCAAAAGCTAGTAATACTCAATTTACAATTAATGCAGGTACAGGTTTAATAAATGATTTAAATAAAGAATCAACCGCAACAAAACCTTACCCTGAAATATTAGAAATAAGCTGGTCAACTCAAACTATAACTGTATCTAATTTAGCACCGCTAGAGGCAGAGCAAAAAAATTCATGGATATATATAGACGAACTCGGACAGGTGCAACAACAAAGCACACCGTTTACAGATGGTCAATATAGTAATAAGATCCCAATTGGTGTTGCATTACACAGTAGTGGTGTAATATTATTTACTAAGACCTTTCCTCAAACAGCTTATAATACAACAGACGGCTTACAGCAATTTGCTAGAATATTTGGACCTCTTAAAAAAGATGGATTAACAGTTACAGCTAATGGTGCTAATTTATCTTTAGACAGAGCGCAAGGTACATCATTTGCATTTGGAAGAAATTACGTGAATAATCCTAATAGTCCTTCTCTTGTAATTGATGCTACAAAATCTCAAGCTGAAATACACAGATATTATAAAGACGGAACAGGAGGATACGTAAGAGACAATAATAGTGGCAATGGGTATACCGAAATAGATCCTACTAAATGGGATCCAGGAACAGGTACGCTTTCTACAATACCAGGTGGGCAATATTCAATTCAAAGATTTTACTTTTTCCCAGGCACGCCAGATATATTAGTTGTTTATTACGGTACAGAATATTTCAGTAATTTAGAAGAAGCTGAAAGAAACTTTTTATCATCACAGGCTGATGAAGATGACAACACTGCTCAACAAGCAGTTTACTTAGGGGCTGTAATTGTTTCAGGAAGTGCAAACAATTTACAAAATGTTAATCAAGCTAAATTTTTCCAAGGAGGAATATTTAGAAACTTATCAGGTGCTCCTGTTGGATCGGTTGCGGGTAACGCAGTATTAAATGATTTAATAGATGTACAAGTACAAACACCATCTAACGAGGATATATTACAATATAATTCCGCTACTACACAATTTGAAAATGTTGCATTAGCATCAGTTATTGGTAGTGGTGATGCCCAAAAAGAAGCATTATATAATGTTATTGGTATTGGGGAAATTTATTACATGACACAATTATAAAAAAAGAAAATTAAAAAATGGCTAACTCAATTACATTAAGTGCAGGTATAATCAATGCTTTATCTGCAAAAATAACAGCAGGTACAGCTACTGCGGAAGAAATTGTTCTCTATACTACCGGTCTACAGAGGCTGCAGGAGGGGAATGATTTTGAAGCTACAGTTATTGGTTTGTCTCAAAGCGCAGTTGATGCGATTGACGCAGCTAATAGCCAGTTTCAAACTGACTCAGCAACAGCGGTATCAAACTTTAGTACAAATACTGGAACAGCTGTAACAAGCTTTACAACGGCTTCTAATACTGCAATAACAGATATTAATACAGCTAGAACAAACTTAGAAACAGCAGCAACTGATTTAACGAACACTGTTTCAGGATTACCAACAGCAAGTACAATTGAAACCGCAATTGATACTGGATTAAACTATGTGGCACCAAATCAAAGAATAGCATTTTGGAAAGGATTTAGTGAAGGCAATTATGTTCAAATGGTCGCGTTTGACCACGACTTTATAATGCAAGATGAAATAATGCTTACAAATAGATCATGGGGTAGTGGTTCTTATTATGCTTCTGGTACGGGTTATGGTGGTAGAGACTTTATAGGAGATTTAAATACCGAAAGTAATCCAAGTACAAGTAATCATTCAAACATGAGAATGACTGGGAATGGTTTTAACTTAGGTACGAATCCTGTAAGTTTTTATGATCAATATAATAAATTTGGTAAAAGAAAGGTTTTTGCTCCAAATGGTTATGATACTGCAAAAATGCAACAAGGTGTTGTTTGTGGTAGTTATGAGCAAGATGTTTTCTTATTTAGAGAAAACCAACAATATAAGGTAACTACTAATTATGCTCCTGGGAGAGCGTATAATTATGATAGATTTCTTTATAAACAAAATACAAATAAACAAATTAGCAATAACGCTTTAGGTATCCACAATGGGTATACAGGGTTTCTATGGCCAACACCAGGATTAAGTGCATTAGGTCTTTGTTCTTACAACAGTACGACTAATAAACTTTTAAGTTTTGATGTAGCGACTACGCAAAATGATGCCTTTCCTGTGGTAGCTGAATTTGCGGGAACTCATACTCTTAGAAGAATAGCATACGGATTAGAAACATCTACATTTGGGCAGGATTATGATGCAACAGCAACGTTAACAAACATGTTAGTAGGTACTAACGGTTTATCAGGTAAACCATCAAACACTGGTACAGAAGCAAATTATAGGGGTAAGCCTGTATTATGTGATAATAATAATATAGTATTAGTTCAAGCAATTCAAAATGGCCCATTATATGTTCACAGATGGGTGCCGAATGGTACAAATGATAACTGGCTTTCTGATTTCAACACTACTATTAGCAGAAATAGCACTGTATATGGAGCAGAGGATAGTGGATATTCAAGTATAGCGCATCAAGTAACATTAGATGGTAAATACGTATGTGTGTATTCGCATTATTATTATTATGGTGGTGGTATGACTGGATACATTATTAGAGTTACAGATGGTAAAATTTTAAAATTCACAGCTGGTACTAGTGCGTCTCAACAATGGATTGTCCCTGTACATAAAAATAAGTTCTATTTTTCAGGTAGAGACTTTAACAGCAATAACAACCACTGGATAATGGATATGGATTATATATTCGGCCTACAAGCAGATGGAGCTGATATATCTGCGCTGTTTACAACACAAGTTACACATCCTACAACTAATCAGCAAATGGGATCAAGTGGTGTACCAGGAATAGATCACAGTAGATCAACTAATAACGCTTGGTTGGCAACAACAATTAAAATGAATCCATTGGATTTCGCAAACTTAATATAATATGAAAGTAGTAAAAACACACGGACACATAATTCAAGAAATACATTCTTCAAGAAAAAAAAGAGATCCTGAAATCATGGGATTAGGCCTGGAGGTTGAAGCCAAATTTAAAGGCAAAGTTGGCCAATACTATAATCCAGATACAAGCGAATTAAGAGACGCTGTATTAGCAGATAAAATTACGGCTGGTTTTTGTAAAGAAAACATAAATAAAGCTGAGTTAATTTCTAAATTGTCTGCAGACGAATTAACAGATATTCTAACAAAAAAAGCTAGTAATCCAGCTATTGAGGCTTATTGGTTAAAAGCAGATAATGGTAATGTAACATTAGATATTCTTATTGAAGAAAAAATTATTGACGAAGTAAGAGCTGAAGAAATATTAACTATTATAAATTAAATATATGATCTTATCAGAAAAAGCAACTAAAGTATACGAAAAATATTTTAGTTCTGATATTAGTGCTTTGAGGTTTGAATATTTAATGCAAACTTCAGACTACAGTATCGGGTTTCAAGAGCTTATAACTTATCCTAGCGCTTTAGCTGAGATAAAGGCTTATGGTAGATATACTGAATTAATTGGTACATCTGGAACTGCTTACAACTTGATAACAACATATGAAACAAGCGAAAACAATAAAAACCTTGAATTAGCTGCATATAATGCAATGTTTGCGCATACTACTCAAACAGAATTTAATACGTTCTATGCAACTACCTCAGGTGCTCTTGGTTTTGGGTTAGCTATTGATAATCCTAACAGCGTTTATGATTTAGCTGGGAGTAATACAGTAGTTACACATATAATAAATAATACTGGAGCATTAGAAGCTTTATTAAATTCAAATGAAGCTATAAAAGCTTTTTCAGAAACAGCTTCCTCGTCCTCATTAATATTTGCAAACGTAGAGGCTAACAAAAAATTTAAAGACAATATAATATTTAGAACCAAAAATAGTTTACCCGTTAATGCTGAAGAAGCAACATATGGTAAAATTTATTATCTAAATAACAAATATATATTCTTTTTATCTAATTTAATTTATTATAGTTCTGATGCTATAACTTGGAATAACGCTACAATAAACATAGCCCCTCCAGATAACGACCAATCAATATTTTTTGATTATGACACCACAGCGGGTGTATATGTTATGTCAGTTAGCGCATCAGGGGATTATATTTATAAAAGTGCAGACCTAGTTACTTGGACACAAGTTCTTATACCGCAAACAGGTACGCCTGACGGATTATGTTCTTTCAATAATCAATTATACTTATCTATAGCTGGTTATATATATAGATCAACATCAGCAGGATCTACTTGGTTTCAAGTAAGATTTGGGTCAGGAGTAACTTATAAATTACATAAATTTAAAGATAAACTATTAACATATTCATCAGCGAATGCTATAGATTATGTTGATACTAATAACGGGTTTAATTTGTATTTAGCTGGTATAATAGCCGCAGCTGAAACAATAAATTATATTTCAACATCGCCTGATTATTTATTTTTTGTAACAAAAGACGCTACAACAAATGCACCTAATACAAATAATTATATATATACTTTAAATGGATTAGATTCAAATGCAGTTGTAACTAAATATGAATTTGGTCAAGCAACTGAAGATTATAATATCAAGAAAGTATTATATGCTAATGGTATTTATATAGCACAAACAGGAGATGGGTATATTGTGGGTACAGACGGTGTTAACTGGAGTATTAAAAGAAGAGATGAATCTTATATATTAAACTTATCCGCTATAAGTAATAAAGGTATATTTGGGTTTGTTACAGACACTAAATTTATAGCATCTAATTACGAAATACAAGCAGCAGGTTCAAATGTAACAACTACCACTACAACAACTATTGCTTCTGAGCCTAACCAGCAATTAAGTGAATGTTTGACTACATTGTCAGGGGCTAGTATAATTAATGACGGAGGAAATAAATTATTATTAAACGCTCATTATGGGCACGTACAGAACAAAGAATATTTAGTTAATAATAAAAGTTACATATTAACTAATGTACCACAATCTGAACCGATTGCGGTTTTAAACAAAAGTATAGCTACAAAAATAAAATACTTTGGTGATCCAACAAAAAGAGTTGCTAAAACAATAACAGGCACAGGATCAGCTACAGATGGTAGTTATTTCTTTTATTACGGAAATGTAAGAATACTTGTTGAAAATAATATTACAAGTGATAATTTCGGTAATGCAACAATATGGGGTTATAATACAGGAGACATAGGTGCTACTGATTTATTAACTTACCATGTAGCTGGTGAATTTGATACATCAGCAGATTCAGACACGGTAACAGTCGACAACACAAATATATTAATAAACACAGAAACTTGTTAAAATGGCACAACAAACAATAAACGTTGGAGTTAGCGCAAACGATGGCGGTGGGGATACTTTAAGAGCCTCAATGCAAAAAATAAATGCAAACTTCACAGAAACATATGGTAACGATTTCATTGACTCTGCACAAATTGTACAGGACGCGGTTGGTGAAAGAGAATTAAATGTTGGAGCAGGAACAACAGGTCAATCTTTAGCATCTGATGGATCAGGTGGTCTTTACTGGGGTAGTGTTATCACAGGAGACGTACCGATCAATGTTTTAGAAACAAGACTTGGAGAAATTGGCGCTACTACAATTGGTGTTGACGCTACTGCTGACATAACATTCAATGGGCAGATAACTGCTACAGGACAAAATAGTATTACATTTTTACATGCAACATTTGCAGGACTACCTGCTGCTGCAAGTAACGAAGGTTTAATAGCTTACGCACAGGATACGGGAAAATTCTATTGGTCAAATGGGACACAATGGGTTACCGCTTTCGCTTTAGCTTCAGACGTAAGAGACAATATAGAGTACATAGGTTATGACACATCTGACTTTATAAGATTTGTTAATAATACAAAAATGGACTTTTATGTTAATAACGTATACAGAATGCGTTTAGATGATGGGTTAGATTTAGATGGTGATATAAATACCACAGGGGATGTAATTGCATACTCTACAGTAACACTTTCAGATATAAACTTAAAGAAAGATGTTGAAAAAATAACAGAACCAATTGAAAAAATAAATAAACTTAACGGAGTTACTTATAAATGGAAAGACAGTAATAAAGAGGCAGCTGGGCTTATAGCACAAGATGTTCAAAATGTATTACCTCAATCTGTAATAAAAAGAACAGACTTTCACGGTGAAGAACAACTTGCTTTAGACTACAATGCTATAGTAGGATTACTTGTAGAGGCTGTTAAAGATTTAGACAATAGGTTAAAAACTTGTAATTGTAATTGCGAAAAATAATAAATTATGGCATTAATTGGAAATTATACTAAATACTGGCTTGAAAACGATCCAGAAGAAGTTAGAGAGGTTGTAATAACATATCCATCTATTTTACCTCAACAGCATCCTGACTATGATAAAAGAGGAGTTACAGAAACTATAATAGAACCTGTCACTGTACAAAAAACTCAAACTTGGGAAGATGTTTATATTGTTATAAGAACATATGCAATAGAAAAAGAAGAAATTCCACATTTTGAAGAAACTACTATGGAAACGCCTGATGATGTTATTACTCCTATAGGATTAGAAAAAGGATGGAGAATGAGTATAAGGTTTGCTGTTTATGATAATAAAGAAGATAAACTTACTTCTCCTGAAAATTACATATTGCAAGATCATGCTTATGTTGATTTACCTCCTATGAACGAAAGTATTTTTAAACTAGGTTATTCAAGTCTTAAACAGGTAAAAGGATTTGAAGAAACACAAAACGACGAATAAATTATGGCATTACCAGCATCTGGCCCTTTAGCTTTATATGTAGATATAAGAGCTGAAGAATTAAGTAAAGAGCCGAATCTATCAGTAGCAGATTTAGGGCTTAGAGAAGTTTCATTATCGGCCGGGTTCACCCAGCCAGATCATATGTCTGAATTTCATGGGTATTCATCTGTTATGCCCATAACTTTTACTGCTAATCCAGTTGAATTAGGTAAAAATGATGTAAGCATTAATATAAGACAAAATGCAAACACATTCAATAACGGTAACGGTACAATTTCATCCAGAGGTTTTTATTTTGGAACTAGTACCAATAGAGCTTCTAACACTAAATACCAAGTAGATACTAGCAACAGCTTAGGCCAATTTGACAGAAATTTTACCAGTTTAAGTGGGGGTACAACATATAGAATGTGGGCTTATGTGGAAAATGAAGTAGGAGAATCTTATAGTGGTATGACTAGTATAACAACACTAGCTGCAGTAAGTTTAAATGTAACCTCAAATGTTGGTACTCAGTTTTATATTGATGGTTATACGAGTAGTGCAGTCCACAACTGGTCTTGGGGGAATCTTGTAGGACAGCATCAATATCAGCATCCTTATTACGGAATGGTAACGACTGGGAATAGAGGTTATGCCGCTAGTTTGATTGCTTCGCATGGTTGGTTAAATTGGTATTTCCAAGCAGCTATTACAAGAGCAAATAATAGCAATACAAGACAGGAATTTCAAAACGGCGCATACATAGCTATATCGGGGGAGCTTTATGTAGCATCGTCTGAAACTAACGGTAGTTGGTATTCGAGAACAAGTGGATTTAATGATAACAGTAACAAAACTTTTAGTATAAATACGTATACACCGTGGGGTGGACCTTTTACAGGAACAGTGAGTGGTAGCTCAGGTGATGATAGATCATCGAATACTTATAATTCACATTGGAGTTATGCACCCACAAATGGTAACCCTAAAATAGAAAGTTACACATATTTCACAAGAGTAGGCGGAGCGTACGCAACGTAATAAAAATATAATTAAATTTAATAAAATGAAAACAGTGTATTACAGTATTGCTCCCTACGGAGGAATAGTAGATATGTCTGCAACTAATCAATTTATAGGTGGCAGCATACAAAAAGTAAAAAAAAATTACTTTGACAAATTAAGAAAAATAGGGCCTAATGCTCAAAGCTTCACTAAATGTGTAGCAGCTACAGAATATTTAAAAAATTGGTATTCATGGCACATAGATTATGGTTTCAATTTAAAATTTAATAGAGACAATAATTCATTTAAATTAAAAGTAGATTTATCTGACGATCCAGAAGTAAAAAACTTATTACCTGGTTTCCAAGAAAAAATGTCATCTAGTAATTTTTTGTTAAGAGGAGTTCAAGATAGAATGGTGAGTGTAAATCATGGTGTTTATTTTTTTTGTGAAGAAGATTTATGGGTAGAACAAATGCATCCTACGTATGAAAGTACTGAATTTTCAAGAAACACTATGGTTTTTCCAGGAAGTTATAATATAGCTAAATGGTTCAGGCCCCTTCAATCTTCTTTTATGTGTTTAGAGGATAACATAAGAGTAAACGAAGGAGATGGTATGTATTATTTTAAATTTTTAACTACTGAACAAGTTAAATTAGTTGAATTTGATTTTACACAAGAAATAGCCAATGTAGCTTTTTCGTCAACATCATATAAGGTTTTAAGATCTTTTTTAAAATTAGATAAACTATATGATTTGTTTTCTAAAAAAAGAGCGCCGCAAAAATTAGCTAAATTAATTAAACAAAATATAATAGAATAATGAATTTAATCAGAAAGATAAGTATAGGCACCGACTATAAAGATAACGCGATGCACTATTCAGTAGGACAAGAAGTATATGGGGGGCACAGAATTTCTGATATACTTGAAAAAAAAGATTCATACTGTATTTATATTACAAAAAATAAAGAAGTACTTTTATGGAAGTCTTTTAACAAAAACATGGGAATTAGCGTAGAATATAATTTAGATTATGAATAACCCATATGCTTTTATAATACAACCCAAAGAAAACCGTTACAAAAATACCAAAAAAGTATCCGATAAAAACTTGATCCTTAATACGTCGATTAGTGACCATAGGTATGTAAGTAAAGAAGCAATAATAAAAGCTCCACCATTAGCGCTTAAAACGCATTTAGGGGAGTCTGACAATATAATAGTTCATCACAATATATTTAGAAGGTATTATGATGCTCACGGAAATGAAAAAAATAGCGGTAGTTATTTTAAAGAAAACTTATATTTTTGTCACTTAGACCAAATATATATGTATGAAAAAAATAACAACTGGGTAGCTATGCCGGGATATTGTTTTGTAAATCCTATTGAATCAGAAAATGAATGGGATGAAAATAAAGAGGAACCATTAAGGGGTATAGTTGTTTATACAGACGGTTCTGATTTTGTTACAAAAAAAGAAGTTGTTGGTTTTACACCTAATTCAGAGTTTGAATTTATAATAGGTGGTAAAAGATTATATAGAATAAAATTAAATGATATAACAATAAGGTATGGACGCAAAGGAACAGAAAAACTCTATAATCCGAGCTGGTTATAAAGCTGTAAAAGAGTTAATAAAAGTTGCTGAGGAGGAGATAATAGTGGAGGATGCAGCAGATGAGTTAGCTGCAGATAGATTAAAGAACGCGGCTGCGACAAAAAAATTAGCTATATTCGATGCTTTCGAAATATTAAACAGGCTAGAGCAGGAAAAAGCTATATTAGAAAATAAACCTATAGAGGATAAAAAAACTGCATTTAGTGGATTTGCAGAAAAGAGGTCTAGATAATGAGTTATCAGCAAACATTATATAAAATTGTTGAACCTATTAAACGAACAACAATACATAGACTGAATAAAAAGAAATCATGGGATTACGGTTACAACAAAGAACACGACGTAATTGTTATTAGTAAGACGGGGCAGATAGGGGATGTATATGAAATACAAAATTTAAAGATTGCTTTACCAAAAGAAAAAGATGTGTATAGCAAGCATGACAGATGGACACCTCATGAGTACCCTAAAGAGTTAAAAAATATTAGAACTATTTTTGACTGGCAAACATACCCAGAAGGGTTTAAAGAAAAGTATTATGAATATATTGATAAAGAGTTTACAAAACGTGAAGAAGGTTTTTGGTTCAAAAACAAAGGTATTGGGACTTATATCACTGGCTCTCATTATATGTACTTGCAACACTCCAAGATTGACGTTGGGAAGCCAGACTTTCGAGAAGCAAACAGATTATTCTTCATATTCTGGGAGGCATGCAAGGCAGATCAAAGATGCTATGGAATTTGCTACCTTAAGAATAGACGGTCTGGATTTAGCTTCATGTCAAGCAGCGAAACAGTTAATCAAGCTACAATCACTTCAGATGCTAGATTCGGAATCTTATCGAAGACTGGTAGCGATGCAAAGAAGATGTTTACCGA